ACAAGGCATTTGCTGCCTTGTCTTCTATATTCTTATCAGTAAGTCTACCAAATTTAACTTGTGATTTGGCTTCATTTATGAATTGCTCAAACAATTTTACATACTGCATAACTCAGTCGTATTATCCTTATTTATTGAATCTCTTTTTGAATTGTTCAGCATATGAAGTTACATCATATCCTAGACCTTTCTTTTCTTCTTCTTTAGATTCTTTAACCATTTCAAGCTTTTCCATTACTGGAGCAGACTCTCTAAGGTCTCTTGTTTGCCAGAAGTTTCTTACCTGGTACTCAGTTCCAAGTTTGTGGTACTTAGATTGAGCCATGATTTGATTCTTCTTAGATTCAGATAGAGCTTCCCATGCTTCTTTGTATTCTACTGGCATTGCAGTAATGAAGAATGGTTCAGCGTTTCTGTTTTCTACGATTAGATTAGAGCTTTCGATGATTGATTCGATTTGTGATTCAGTCATAAAGCCTCTCTTAGAAACTGCTCTTCTAACTTCAGTCTTAGCATCTTCGTTAAGTGCGTTGTACTTTTCTTGAACGCTTGAAGAAACGATTTTAAAGAATGATGGATTTTCGTTTTCTTTCTTCGTAGCAGCTTCAACAAGTGAGCTTAGTTTGCTAGAGATTTCGTTTTTGTAAGCCTCAGCAGCAGAAACTTCTTCTTCCATTTCTTCTTCATGCTCATCTTCGATTTCTTCGATATCTTTAGCAGCTTCTTCTCCTTCTTCTTCAGCTACTTCTTCAGTTTCTTCAGTTTCTTCAACTTCTTCAGAAGATTCAACTACTTCTTTACCAGCATCATCAGCAGTTCCTTCTAGATCTGCTTCTAATTCAGCTGAAGTATCTGTAGTTTTCTTATCAGCTTCAGTATTTACTTTCGTATCTTCTGCTTCGATTTCTTCTGCAGGTAGAGCTGCTTCTTCTCCTTCTACATCTCCTTCTTCAGCGTTGTTACCAACTTCAGAATCTTTCTTTTCGATTTCTTCCATATCTTTAGCAGCACCTTCATCGCCTGATCCTTCGCCTAATTCTTCAACTACTAGATTTTCATTGATAGATTCAGCAATGTACTCAGCGTATTCAGTTACTGACTGTAGATTTTGTTTTAGGTAGTCAACGTACTCGATTAACTTTTCAGATGAAGTTGTGTTCTCATTGTGAGCTTCAGCTAAATAGTTAGCGTATTCTTTTACCTTCTCCATACCCTCTGCTAAGTGCTCAGAGTATTGGATTGACTGGTCTAGTTTTTCAGCTACTTCTTCAGAGTACTGAATTCCTTGATCAGCTTTTTCAGCTACATGCTCAGAGTATTGAATTGATTGATCTAGCTTTTCTGCAAGGTACTTAACGTACTCTGAAAGATTGTTAAAGTTCTCAACAATGTGGTCGTTGTGCTCTCTAACAGCGTTTAGATCTGCTTCAGATACTTCACTCTCAACAGGCTGGTTCGTTGTTTCGATTGCTTCTTTTAACGACTTGATTTCATTTGCAAGGTACTCAGTGTACTTGTTGAAGTCGTCAGCTTTTACAAAGTCTGCCATTTCTTGATTTTCTATAATTTGAGTTGTTGTAATGTTTTCTTGTTCTTTATTTATCTCATAAATATACAAGCCACCTTCACTAGTAAAACCGTAAGATTCGTTAACGCGCTTTAGTTCAGCGTTTTCAAATCCTGGATCAGCTACTAGGTCATAAGTAAATAGTTGTTTGATTTTTACTTTGCCGTTTGATTCAACAGCACCAGCTGCTCTTGATGAGATTTGTAGAGGTACGCCCGCATCAACTAATGCTTTTGCTTGACGACCAGCATCAGTATCTAAAAGTCTGATACGTCCTCTTACTTGCTTCTTTTCACTGTCATAGTGTAGATCTTCAATAACGTGTGATACGTTCTTTAAAGATACGTCAAACTGTGAAGGGTGATCTAATTCACCTAACAGTTTACCTGACTTGATTTTCTGCTGAAGAGCTTCAATTTGAGGTACATATTCATCCTCAGTATAAATTCTTTGGTTCTTGTTTTTAACATCAATTTCACCAAAGATACCCTCCAAAACATAGTCTTTTGACTCTGTATTCTCTACAGAAAGAGCGTTCGATGACATCTCTACAATCAAAAGATCCTTCATATTTTCCATATTTTGAGTTTTATTGTTTTTTTATATATCTTTTTATTATGATAAACTTTTATAGATCAGCTAGGATATCATCTGCAGCTTGTTCAGTATCTGCTTCATCTCCACCTTCTGCTGCTGGAGCCTCTTCTTCTTTTTCCTCTTCAGCTTCTAATTCTTTAACTTCGGCTTGGTATTCATTCCAAAGTTGTTTAATCTCAGCTAGTTCTCCTGCTCTAAATGCAGTTTGACCATATTTATCATAAAAGTAATCCTCTAGCTCTTTTTCACTTTCACTATTAATTATAGCGCCAATGATTTCAGCTGAAGTAATAACTCTTTCATCTTCGAGTTTGATATCATCCGCAACAACATCTGAATCTGGATTCGGTTTTGCTGTGTTCTCTTTGATGAACTGCTCAAATAATTTTACGTATTTCATAACTTATTTATCTTTTTTAGAATCCACCCATTTCGTCGTCTGGTTCCTCTCCAGCCTCTTCAGCTGCTTTCGATGCTTTTGCGGCTGCATTAGCTGCTAAATCATCATCAGAAATCTTCAAGTATTTCTTAACTAGGAAGTCCATATCGAAGAAGTATTCTTCGTCCATTGTTTCTGGGTTAGTTTCTACTAGACTGTCACGCATTTGACCGATAAAGTCTAGGCGTCTCTCCATTATTTCGTAATTCTTAAGTTCAGCGAATACGTTCTCTTCGTTAAATCTTAGAGCGACTTGAGTTTTGAATTGTGGATCGTTCTCAAATTCAGGGTACTTAAGACACATTTGTAAGTATAATGGCTTAACCAAAATCTCTTGGAATGTAGATCTTAAACGCTTAACGAATTTAGAGAATTTAATTTCATCACGAATCATACCATCAGCGGCCATATTAAAATCTCCACCACCGTCTTCATATAGGAAACGTGAATATGGAATTTTTGAAACGTGCTTTAGTTTATCTGCAAAGTACTTTAGTGCTTCAGTATCTGAAAGGTCTGGTCCGTCTCCTCCAAGTGTTTCAATTTCAGGGCTCTCTCCCTCTTTACTTGGTAACCAGTACTCTTTATTAAACTGTAGCATTGGTTTACCATCAGTTTGTAGAGTTGCACTATCCCAATCAAACTCAACATTCTCTTTATATGAATGCATCAATTGAGCTAGCGATTGTTTAGCACGTGTTTTAGATTTACCCCCAACTGGGATAATGAATTTCATTCTAAAGCTCGAGTTAGTGGTAGCCCAAATCACTCGAGTGTGTTCCATAATGCGAAGAAGGTTATACGATCTAACCAATCTTTCAACGTATGAAACTCTAGATGCGGTTGTAATTGACGAATATGAGATGTATACAATTTGAGAATCGTATAGTTTTCTCTGTTTAATTGGATCGTCCTTATATTGAATCCAAACTTTCTTACCGTCCTCTTTATTATAACCAGGTACTAGTGTGATTGGATCAAGTTCTTTAAAACCAATTACGGTCTTTTGATCCGGTGAATAGATAATTTCAAATGCAAGATAACCATCAATTAAGAACTTTCTAAAATAGTACCATGCTGATTGATCTTGTGTGAATCCAAAGTATTGATAGATTTGCTTAAAGTATTTGTTAAGGTCCTTTTCAACATCTTCAGAAACATCCATTCCTAAAATTTCAGGTTGACAAAAGAAATTCTTATCATCATAAACAATTGTCTCATCACTTAAAATGTCTAAGATATCCTCAATCTCATCATTCATCGAGAAGCTTCTTAAGTCATCTCTTTTTCCAGCATAGTCCTTATCAAAGAATGGAATGTTCTTCTTTAGGTTAATGTCGGTCATTGAAAGAGCAGCAAATGCTCCATAGATATCATCGTTGTCCCATCCAAGTGGGTTCATTTGACCGTAACCTATTTGATCCTCCATTGGACCAATTGCTTGAGACTGTCTTAATACAAGGTCGTCATATCTCATACCAAACGACGAAAGAGCTCTCAGAGAGTCTGAAAGCCTAAACGGTCTTTTATTGGTACTTAATGGACCATTGTTGTTATTAGTAAATCCTGCCATTGTAGGTTAATATTATATTCTTTAGTATATATTCTTGTTATCTGTTATGTTTTCTGAATTGGAATCTAATGCTTCTGGTTGTACTTCCATTTAAATCTATAAAATCACAAAGTGCAATATTTGCCCAATTTTCATAAGCAATTACCGCTTGATTTGACTTTAAATTTGGAATGTATTGTCTAATTGCAAAGTCATATCCATATTGTTTTAGGAATGATCTGGCGCCCTCATAACTGAATTGAATTTGTCCTTGAATCTCAGCATTACCTTTCCTAGAACCTAACGATTGACTTTTAATTTGACCCTGTAATCGATCATATACCATGTCTAACAATTCTTCTTTTACCGTAACTGGTAATAGGTTAAGGTTAATTCCAACATCATTTCCTTTATATGGATCAAGTGCTAAAACTACAGGGTTCCTATCCCACCATTCTAATCGGTCAATTCCCTTTGGTGTCTTATATTCAAATACGTAAATTTTACCTGGCATAAATCTTCGACCAGTAGTAACTACCGATTTATTAGCCCTACTCTTTTTAGAGGTATCAAACCATTTCTCAGCAACCCTTCTAGCCATTGTTTTACCACCGGCTTCTTTACTTAGTTTTCTGATTTGTCGTTTGATTTCACCCATTATTTAAGCGTCTTTTCAGTTAAGACAATAAATCGCCAACCTCTTTCTTCCGCCCACTTTTTAGCATATATGTATTTATCGCGATTAATAACGAACTGCTCGGCTAAAAACTTATATGAGTTAAGAGCCTTTTTAGAATTCTTTGTTGGGGGTTTAGGTTTTTTAAGCTGTTCTGATGGTTTAATCTCTACCAGAAATTCTTCAAAGATACCTTCACCCTTTTGCACTTTCATATAAAAATCAGGGTAGTACTTTCTGACTTTAGAATCTAATGTAGACCAATATTTAATCTCTACAGGTTCACTGGACCACGCCACGACATCATCTCTAGAATCACACATAATCATAAATTTGCGTTCCCATGATGACCTGTAGATAATAGGAGGTTTGCCAAGGTATTTCTGTGGGTATGTTGGTGTGAAATATCCTTGGTTAAATCCTGAATTTTTAGTTGGTTTTACATTCTTTATTGACATCAGATATTGAACAATCCACCCTCATGATCTGAGCTGCCGCTATTTTTATCAAGCGATAGGGTAGACTTGTATTTTTTAGGATGTATTTTATTCCAACCTTTTGCATAACCACGCTTTGCGATCTCAGTAAAATAGGCAAATGCATTCGTATACTTTGGGTTAAAGTTTCTCCAATACTTTAATAAATCTAATAGCGCGAATTGTAAACAATCCTGGCGATCATCATCACTAACATAAGTCAATTTGCGAATCGCTCGCTCAGCCAACATAACAAGCATTTTTTCAGCTTTAGGTGTAAGCTGATCCTGTTCTTTAGACTTTACGATCTCATCATAAAGGTCCCTATTGTTTAAGTAATTCTTTTTTCTAGCCATTATTGTCGTTAATTTCTTTTTTACTAAACATATAAGTAATACCTACTCCAATTATACCTAAAAAGAATCCCCATAGGAAACCTCTCCAAGGCTCTCTGTTTTTATCTTCAAAATTCTTGTAGCCCCAAAGGCCAAATGCAAGAATAATAAGTATCTGTAATAAACTCATAATCTATTTTGTTTTAGATTATAGACAAAAAGGGCCAATTGTTTCCAATTGACCCTTTTCTTATTGTTAATAACTATGTTTATTAGATTGTCTCTTTAGAACTAATCTCAACGTAG